TTTCCTCAGCAAGGCCAGTTGTCCAAGGCCTAGAGTCTGCTTCAGTTCTATAGATACTAGCTTCAACGATAAAGCGAGTAGTAGTTGAATCCAGCAACTTCGTATGAATCTGACCATCTGGGTGATCCTTCCAGTATTTGATTAGGCGTTCCTCGACTGTTTCGTAATCATCTAAATTAAACATATAACTCATTCTCCTCTATATGGAGCTGACCGGATATTGCGAAGTACGAACAGCCATCGATGAAATTGTCTGGCTTTGGAGATTCCATGCTTCTTGCGACTTTGACCAATGCCAAACACATCGCCACTTGATAATCTGTAACTGGCATTTCGAGGTATGCGCTCCAGAGTGCGGCGGTGCGCTGCATATTGTCCGATGGGTGACCGTAATCAAGTCCTCGGTCTTGGATAGTAGCTCTCGCTTCGTTGAGGAAATCACGGGCGTTCATCGATTAACCTGGTGCTGAGTCTGAGCCTTGATTAGTCTGCGGGCGTTAATCTTGCCCTGAATCTTGCCGTGCTCATGCCCTTTGGCGTATCCAATAAGAAATCCTGGAAGTGAACCAATCAGCATCGAGAATATAACTATGTGATCGTGGTTAGTAATCATCTTGCTCCCTTCGCGCCGTATCTCGGCACTAAGAGAAAGTTACCCTAGTGGCAGCTCTTGGTCGATTAGATTTAGATAACGAAACGGTAACAATTCCACCTCATCTATGGCATCGTCTAGGCTGTAAGCCAAATCACTTTCGCGGCCTGCCATAAACCTTCCCCTGGACTATAAAGGTGCCATTCTTCTCGATGTTAATTAGATCGACCTGAACCGTTGAATTCTGGACATACATGATGGCAAAGGCCTGCTGCCAGTTAGCCGTTCCCTTAGTGTATGAAGCCTGCTTAAAGTCCATAAGGTTTCCTACCTCGACACCATGCAGAACACGCCCTAAACGCCCACCAGAGGCCTCTGTGAAGGCGCTACGGCCTGCTCTGTGAGTATGTCCTGAGATGACATTCTTGCCATGCCTACGGGCTGCCTCGAGAGCTGATAGTCCACCTAACTGCTTGATAGGCGTATGGTCTCCATGGACTGCTATCCAGCCTGGAGCGATGTTCATAGGGTTCTTATGAAAGGTAATTCCTAGCTCATCGAACTTCATGAACTTCTCGAATCTCAGCTCTGGAAGGCTAAGAAATGATGGAATCTTCTTCATGATAATGTTATAAAGTCTATCTGTGTGGTTGCTTCGGATGCAGTCAGTAACACCCAGTTCCCAGAGCAGGTCGACGCATCTGTCACGATCATCGCCAAGGCTCTGCTCATAGGCTTGAGGGGTTCCCTCACTCCATTTAGAGATGGTTTGGAAATCAATTTCATCTCCGATAGTTACTGTCTGGTCTGGCTTAAACTTCTGTAGGAATCTTGCTATGTTCTGGGTTACATGGACATCCTCGAAAGGAACCTGTAAATCGCTCAGAATAACGATTCGCTTCATTTAGTCCTCGTCATCATCCTCGTATGGGATATTGTCTATCCGGTTGGGTAGGTCGGGAATTATCCAGTCCGGGAAAGTTTCACGATCTGAGAGCAGCCAGAAGGCATGAGTCTCTGTGAATCCTGCTCTGCGTAATGACTTGTAATACTCATTCATAGCAATGCAATAAGCATCGAGTTTACTATAAGTATCTAAGTCTATGACTGGTCGCTTCCTTGCCATAGATAAAGTGTTACTTACCTAACAGCTCGATGATTGTATCGACACGCGCTTCCAGGCGATTAACCTGATCCTTAATGCTTGAGCCACCATTGGGCTTAAGTTCATTTAAGTAATGCTTAACTAGAAACTGTAGAAACGCAGCTGTGCCGCCAAGGACAGTAACAATTCCAACGGCAACAGCCGAGATATCTACCGCGCTCATTACTTCTTAGGAGTTGCGTATCCGAATACGCCTGCTAGAACCGCCCAGAGAACTGAACGATAATCAAGTGCAAAGTTAGATGCTCCCCATGCAGCTAGGAACGCACCTGCTGTGAGGATTGCTGGATTCTTCATGTTCATATAGTTCCGCCTATCATTGGAATATTAAAGAACGAGCCATCTGCATCGCCCTTTTTAGTGAAAGAGATATGGCAATGCTTAGTATGCGGATTGATTCCAGAATACTTACGCCAGCGCCACCCCATGCGAGGGGAAGCAATTTTGCCGTTGAAGATGATGTAACTAATTCTCTTGTCAGACTTTGCGCACAGTCGTATCTGATCTGCAAGGTCAGGCATGAGGTCGGGCTTTGCCTTACCAGATAAATCCCGGTCAATATCAATGGCTCTGACGATACCTTGTTCATTAGGATTGTGGTCAGAAGCACGCGTTGAATGACGGTAATCGCCAAGCCACCCATCGCTGGACTTATCCCTTGATAAGTAAGAATCGTCAACTTGAAGCCTTAACTGTTGTCCGGCTTTGCATAACTTGGGAGTCATGCCAGTAGGAGAGCAGCTTCCTCAGCTGTGATACCTAAGCGCTCTAGGAGTGCAGCCTTTTCTGCTTCCTTAGCTGCTGCTTCTTCTTTTTTAGCATTAGCCGCAATTTTATCTGCTTCTATTTGCTTTAATTCCTCGGCATTTGCTTCGCGTTCAATTTCATCACCAGTTGAAGCATTGACAATTTTTACCATTATTTTAGTCATTATTTAACTCCATAGATATAGACGGTTCCAGCCATTGTTCCACTTGAGCAAAATATAGTAATGCTAGAAATTGCCGAAGTTGATTTATACCCAGCAATTACATTTTTTATTCTAAATGCTGTTCCGGCTGTGCTATCTACGCCTGTGGCATAAGAAAGAATTTGTTTCCAAGAAGTCGTATTTGAATAAAGCGGCATTTCAAACACAAATAGATTGTCATCTACAACATTATCAAGTCCATCATTGACTGCTATGCTTGAGGCTGTAGTGACCGCTGCTTGACCTAAAGCACTGACAATTGCGTAGTTTGAGCCTGTATCACCATTAACCCGTAATGAGCAATCTCCATTATCAACGCTTGGCAAATAACCAACAATATAAATTTTTAAATCTGTATAGCTGCCTGATATGGTGTTAATTGTTGTCGTTCCACTAGATAATGTAGTAGTCGATAAAAGGGTCATTCCACCGCTCGTCGGAGTTGCCCATGCTAAACCTGTTGCGGCTGTTGAATCCGCCGTTAGGACTTGTCCGTTAGTTCCAACTGCTAGGCGCGCTGGAGTGTCTGCGGCTGTTGCGCCAATGAGATCACCCTTAGCATCGACTATTGCGTTCTGAATAGCGTTTGAGTCATCTTGAGCGACCCATGAGAAGTCGAGGTCTGTTCCAGATGCCTTGGCTAATACCTGGCCTGTAGTGCCGCCTTTAAGGTCGACCATAGCTGTGTCGATATCTTGGCCGAGTGCAGCAATAGCGGTAGCGCCATCCTTTACTAGGTCTGTCGACTGAGGGATATCCCACCCAAAGTTCGTGGTTGTTGTTGCCATTACGCTACTACTCCAATCGCATTTAGCCAGGTTAGGCTGTTGTTAAGTGTGTTCCAAGTCTCCGCTGCATTTACCTGTTCCCATTTTACCGCAACTTGGGAGAAGTTTATTGGAGAAGCGTTGAAAGTCACGCTTAGGTTGTTAAGGCTTGCCCGGAATGTCCAGCCCTCGATGTAACCCTGGAAAGAGCCTAAAGAGATGTTAGGCGGCAGATTCTGAATCCAGACCGGCTGGCCTAAGAATATGTTAATAAGGGCATCTCTATCAGCATCGTCAATCTCAGGGTTTCCAAGAGTGAAAGTAATGCTTTGGAATTTAGCAGAAGGATTAGCTCGCAGTTCAATGTAACGATCTGCCAAGGCTTCGGCATCTGCGGTGTGCTTAATTCTAGATGTATAGGATTCTCCATAAGTGCCATAAATGGATTGGCTGGTTAAGTCCTCAGCTACATAGGACTGGTTGCCATTGTTATTGTAAATTATGTTGAAGTAATTTCTAAGGTCTCCAGCGCGAGTGGTCGCGGCTAGTCCAAGGCCATTGGCATGGTTAGCATCAAGGGTGGTGTAGCCGTTAGCCGCTAAATAATCCTGTCGATGAGTCTGGTCTGCATACCCGATATTGCCGTTAGCATCCTCGTAAAGAACGCCGAAGGCTGAGTTAGCAATATCTGTGCAAAGAGAATAAAGGTCTGTCTTGCTCGATGATCGTGCAATTAGTTCATAATCGCCTGGCTGGTCAATTTCGCCTAGACCGATATTAAAGGCATTAGCCCAAGTCTCAGTAGGGTTATAAGAAGCCCAAGTCTGAGCTGCTGGAACTTCATTCCATTGGCCTAAGAGATAGCCTGAGAGAAGTGTATAAATTTGGTCACCGTCAAAGTCCTGAGACAAGATTCCATTATCAATTAACTTAGGCAATTTAGACAATGCACCAAGAGCTGTAATCGTGGCGGTGGTGGTATAGCCAAGGTCTCCAGCGCTATTAACTGAAATAGTAAAATCTGAAATTAGCCCGCCAAAAATAGGGACATAAGTTCCAATTGAATTAGTCACTTCAACTGTAAGGCTAGTTCCAACCGTAAAATCATAAGAGCTGTTATTAAAGTTAATTAACTGCAACTGGCAATAGCCTGCGACTGGCTGCTGGTTAATATCAGTACGCCCAGAAGTTACTGTCAGGTTAGCAACGGTAACATCCGTTACCTCTTGGCTATCTACCAGAATCTTATAAGTGGGAGTCCAGGCGGTCATGCGTAGATTAAGCCCCCGCCTAGGGTTCCTCGAGCTGAGGAGTCATTAAGAATAGTTACGATCTGGCGAGCAGTTGACTCGCTATCGATTGCTCCATTGACGGTGATATTGGTGGTTCCTGCGCTTGCTGCGATATAGCGTGGGAGTGAAGGAGTCTGCAATGGTGCGCTGGGAGCCATAGGAGCGCTTGGAGATACTGCTCCGGTCTCGAATGAACTGCCTGTAATAAATCTACCTACGGCTGAACCCGCTGAAGCGATGCCGTCAATGAGTCCCTTAATCTTGCTAATCTTGTCAATGAAATCTGCAAAGGTATCGATGATTCCAACGATAATCTTACCTAGAGCCTTGAAGGCTAAGCCAAGAGTCTCTCCAATTACAGGCGCTAGATAATCCTTAGCGAAGTTATAGATAGCCTTCATGAAAGCATAGAATGGCTGGAGTTCCTCATTATTATCTCTCAGCGCTGAACTAACTGAATTAAATGCTGATCGTAGGCCGTTAATGATTGGTTGGATAACCTTCATAACCGGCTGAAGTTTCTCGCCTAGATTAGAAGTAAAGTCTTGGATTGCTGGGATAACATTGTTGACAATGATTTCTACCATTGGAGTAATCGCATCGAGAATAAAGGCTCCGACTGTTTCCTTGCCTTCATCAAAGGCGATAGTAAGGCGGTTTAACTTGCCTTGGAATGTGTCTGCCTGAGTAGATGCCTGGTTCTCGAAAGTATCTGCAAGTTTAGCTGTTATCTGATCCATGCTCATGGTCTTGAGTTGAGCGGATGTAAGTCCAATGCCTAACTTAGAAAGAGCGGCAGTATTCCCTTCCGCTGCTTTGGCCATTGCGTTGGTAACGGCTTCGAGAGATTTACCTGAACCCGCAGCAACATCGATGGCTACCGTCTGAAGCTTCTGAGCCTTTTCTACATCTCCAGTAGCCCTTGCAAGGCGTTCTAGGGATGGTCTGAGATCATCATCGGTGACACCAAAGGCTAGGGAAGTCTTGGTTATATAATCCTCTGTAGCGGCTATCTGAGCATCAGTAGCACCAGTTACATTTTTAAGAGTAAGGGCTAACTTCTCCTGGGCTGCTGCATCAGCAATGGCGGACTTAACGCCATCGATGGCTAACTTGCCTGCATAGGCTACGGCTGCTGCTCCGGCAGCTGCAAAAGCTAGTCCGGCTTTCTTGCCAAAGTCTGAAACCTTATCCCCAAATGAAACAACATCGTTATCTGCTTTATTGAGGTTCTTAGTGAAGTTATCAACATCAGCAAGAAGCTTGAGCGTTAACGCTCTTGTACCTGTTGCCATTAGCCCCACTCCTTTAGAATCTTATCGAATGATTCAGTCCATCTAGCCACGATTTGCGGTTGAATCTTGCGAAGCGTTGGATAGATAAACCAGCCCTTAGAGCCTCGACCTTCACGGCCTGACCACACAGGGAACTGCTTAAACTTGTTGGATCCGAATTCTGAACCGCCCCAGATTGTCTTAGTGGTCGCGCCACCTGAGAATTTCTGAGAAGCGAATCCATAAGTAATCTCACCGATACGGCTGGATTTCTTAACCCGGGAACCCTGAGCGATTCGGCCTGCTACCTTATTGCTTGCAAGAGAGTTAGCCTTCTGGATAACTTCATCTCGAGCGAATTCAGCCAGAGCGCCTGATTGGCGCTTGGCCTCATCGTTGGCTTCCTCACCCATATTCTTTAGAGCCTTGAATACCTGGCGCAACTCCGTCTGGTCAAGTGCTACTAGTTCACTTGCCATTACGCTGCTCCAATACTTCTATAGCTGTGAGAATATCCTCGGCAGTTTGCCAGTGATCCATTGGAATCTGTGTGGCTAGTGCTAGTTCAACTAAGAGTCGGCTTACGCTTCCTCTTGGATGACTTTTGGGTCTCCTTCACCTACTTCAACATCGTCTACGGATTCCATCCATACATCGAGTGTCTTAGTCGGCTTACCGCCTGCCTCACGCTTCATAGCGCTGTGTGCAACATAAAGAATGTCCCACATACCCCCGAACTGAGAGATGACCTTTTTAGTTGCCATCTCCCATCGGGCGTAATCTGGCGGGCGAACCATGTAACTGGTTTCGGTTCCGTCTATGTATTTAATTGTGATCTGTTGCTGCATTGTTTGCTCCCGTTTCTACTTTTTAGGAGAAAGTCTCTACGACTGTTCCCTTAGATACCTTGAATGTAAAGTCTACAGTCTGTGCGTCTGTTCCGGCTCCGCCTGCTGTTGGGAATTCAGGCATAATTGGGAAGACGAACTGAGCACCTGTAGCTGCTGTGAGTGTAACGCTAATGTCTGTATCTGGTGCTGTCTCTGCTGCTGTCCATAGAGCTTCGCATACTGAGTTTGCCTTACCCCAATCAGCGAGCATTGAAAGAGCAAAAGTGCCTTCGATATTAGTGGTTTTGTAGGCCTCACCATCAAGTGTCTGAAATGTCTCTCGAAGGTTAGTCTTAGTTAGGACTGCTGAAGTTGCCTGAGCCTCGATATCTGTTCCACCTGTGAAAGATAGAGAAATATCG